ACTGGCATCCGAAATTGAAGAAACTGAAACATATGTGGATACCGGCAGCTACATTTTTAACGCTCTTGTATCTGGTAGCATCTTTGGTGGTGTTTCTGAGAATAAGATTACTGCTATATCGGGTGCCAGTTCTACCGGAAAAACTTTTTTTGCTCTTGCAGTGGTTAAGAATTTTCTTAATACTCATCCTGATGGGTATTGTCTGTATATTGATACGGAGTCTGCCATTACTAAATCACTATTAGAGTCTCGTGGTATTGATACAAATCGTTTGGTGGTTATTAACGTAGTAACAGTTGAAGAATTTCGTACAAAAGCACTTAAGGCAGTTGATATTTACTTAAAAACTAAAGAAAATGAAAGAAGACCCTGCATTTTTGTATTGGATTCTTTGGGAATGCTTTCTACCAATAAAGAAATTAGTGATGCTCTGGCAGAGAAGGATACTCGTGATATGACTAAGGCACAACTCATTAAAGGTGCCTTCCGTATGCTGACTCTTAAATTGGGGCAGGCAAAGATTCCTATGCTTGTTACAAATCACATTTATGCAAATGTTGGTGGTTATGGGGCACCTACAGTTCAAAGTGGAGGAAGTGGGCTCATGTATTCCGCATCCACAATTATTGAACTTTCCAAGTCAAAAGAAAAAGATGGAACGGAAGTAATTGGAAACATCATTAAAGCAAAAACATTCAAGTCCCGTTTAAGTAAAGAAAATCAAGAAGTACAAATTCGGTTATTTTATGATGAACGTGGACTTGATAAGTATTATGGTCTTCTTGAACTCGGTGAAATTGGTGAAATGTGGAAGAATGTTGCAGGACGTTATGAAATTGATGGTAAAAAACTTTATGCAAAAGAAATATTAAAAAATCCCGAAAAGTATTTTACTGAAGAAGTAATGCAAAAACTTGATGTGATTGCCAAAGGTGAGTTTAAATATGGGGTATGAAAAATATCCGTATTATAAAAACTGGAGTTGATGTATCAAGAATACTACAACAACTCAAACAATATCCAGAAGACTGGGGTTGCCAAAAAAATGTTGTAGATGTAGAACAATTAGATCCAACAGAATATACAGTGACTGTTGATGTCTTACAACTTATAGTGGGTGGAGTTGAAACAGAAGAACAGTATGTTGGTAATACTGAAATCTGTATTAAAACTCCGGCATATGAGAAGCACACGGAGATTATTAATTACTTGGGAAAGTATTTTAAGAAACTTCGTCGTTGTGGATTTCTTGCTCTCCCAGTTGGAGAAGAAGTTGGATCTCATATAGATGAAGGAACTTATTATCTCTCAAAGGATAGGTATCACCTTTCAATTCAGGGAAAATACGAGTATAGTGTAGGGGATGAAACTGTAATCATTGAACCAGGAACTCTCTTTTGGTTTAATAATAAACTAGAACATCGGGCAGTAAATGTTGGAAATAATGTTAGAATTACCTTTGTATTTGATGTTCCGCATCATAAAAAAAATCTTTAATTAAACTAATGGAACGCCTTGAGATTACAATTCTTCGAAACTTGATATTTAATGAAGATTATGCCAGAAAAGTTATTCCATTTATTCAACCAGAATATTTTGAAAAAAGAACAGAGAAAATATTTTTTGAAGAGACTGTTAAGTTTATTGTAAAGTATGGATCTTCTATTACAACCGAAGCACTCAATATTGAAATTGAAAATCGTAGAGATTTATCAGAAACTGAAAATAAAGAAATTGTAGAATTATTTTCTAAACTCAATAATGATGCCGTTGATAAGCAATGGATATTAGATACTACGGAAAAATGGTGTCGTGACAGGGCAATCTATATTGCTCTGATGGAATCAATACATATTGCTGATGGGCAGGATGATAAAAAGGATAGGGATGCAATTCCTAGTATTCTTCAAGAAGCACTAGCAATTGGTTTTGATAATAATATAGGACATGATTACATAAATGACTATGAAAAAAGATTCGATTATTATAACCGAAAGGAAGAAAAATTACCCTTTGATTTAGAATACTTTAATAAAATTACAGGTGGTGGAACATCTAAGAAAACCTTAAATGTAATTCTTGCTGGACCAAATGTAGGTAAAAGTTTAACACTAACTCATTTTGCTTCTTCTTTTTTGGCGCAAGGGAAAAATGTTCTTTACATTACTCTTGAAATGTCAGAAGAGAAAATTGCCCAACGAATAGATGCTAATTTATTAAATATTAATATTGGGGATATATCTGGACTTCCTAAATTAATGTTCGAAAATAAAATAAAATCTTTGATGAAAAAAACAATGGGAAGATTAATTATTAAAGAATATCCAACTTCATCTGCTCATTCTGGTCATTTTCGAACTTTACTGAATGAACTTTCATTAAAGCAATCTTTTGTTCCTGATGTGTTATTTGTAGATTATTTAAATATATGTACATCTAGTCGGTATAGTAAAAATTATTCTGCGAACTCATATACTATTGTCAAATCGATTGCCGAAGAACTTCGTGGATTGGCAGTAGAACACAATTTTCCATTATGGACTGCTACTCAACTTACTCGTAGTGGGTATAATAGTTCTGACCCGGATATGTCTGATACCTCAGAATGTATATTTGTTGATGAGACTATTGAAATGAGGGATGGTAATATTAAAAAAATTTCCGAAGTATCTGTGGGTGATCAAATTAAATCTCAAGACAGTTATAAAACTGTGATGATGGTACACCATAAGAAAGAGAAAGAATGTATCGAAGTAGTTACAAAAAATGGAAAAACTATTATTGTAAGTAAAGATCATATCTTTCCTACTAATGATGGCAGAAAATCTTTTAATTCTGGATTGACTATTGGAGATTATCTTAATACCAACACATAACTATAAAGTCTATTGTTGTTGGTATATAAATAATAACGAGATACAATAGACTTTATATATAAAGATATGAAAAAATATAGTAATTATAAAAATAAATTGGACTGGTTAAAAAGAAATAAAAAGTTTTCTCATTATTTTAACTATAATTTTTTTAATCAAAATACAAGTTATATTAAAAAATATCTTGATTCTATAAATGAATCTCCGAATAGTTCTAACATGAGGACTATTAGTCTATTGTGTGATTTATCTCTTTTATATACTGATGAAATAGAAAAAAAGTATGTGGAATATAAAAAAGAAAAGAGTGTAAAGAAAAAAATAAAGATCAGATATGGCGAAGACCAACTTCACATATATGAGGATAAACTAAAGAATAGACCAAAACCAGTAGTTAAAAGTAATTTAACAATTGAATATTGGTTAGAAAGGGGGTTTACTGAACCTCAAGCAAAAGAAAATATATCCAAAATACAATCAAATAACTCCAAAAAAAGACACGAAAAAACATTCAATTATAAGATACAGAATCCAATTTGCAAGGAATATTGGAAAAATATTGGTTTTGTTGATAACGATCAAATTGAAAAATTAAGAAAACCTTATTTGGATAAATGTTCCAATACTTTAAGTAGATATATCAACAAGTATGGTGAAGAAGAAGGAAAGAAAATCTTTCATAATGGTGTCGATAAAAGAATAAAAACTCTATTAGAAAGATATGGAACAAAAACAATAACTACTTATGTATCCAAAGAATCTCTGAGATTTCTTATAAAATTATATAAAGAAATACGGAAAATGGGAGTACAGAAAACTGATATAGTTTGGGGAATATCTGGAAATAAAGAGTTTGTTTTGACTGATTTTAATAATGATAGAAGTTATTTTTATGATTTTGTTATTAAAAGTAAAAAAATAATTATAGAGTACAATAATTTATTTTGGCATCCTAGGAAAAGGGAAGAATGGAGAGGTATTGGTGATTATGATAAGATTTTGGAATATCAAGAAATAAAAGAAAAACTTGCCATTTCTCGTGGATATGGTGTATACTATGTTTGGAATGATGATAACCTAATAGAAAAAATAAATTACTTAACAGGATTAATATCAAATGAATGCTCTTGAAGAAAAATGCTTGTATAAAGCAAATAAATTAATTCAATCTGGATTTAGCAATTTAGATTTATTTCAGTTAACTGATTTGTTAATTAAGTTGGAAACTGAAAAGGATGAAAAAAATCTTTTAACTGATAAAGATATTGATTATAACGATGAGATAGTTTCAATAGAATACTGCGGAATAAAAGAAACTATAGATATTGGTGTTTCTGGTGATAATCTATTTTATTGTAATGGGGTACTAACTAAAAATAGTTTTGGATTACCAGCTACTGCCGATACTATGATTGGTATGATAAGAACCGATGAGTTGGATCAATTAAATCAAGTTATGTTTAAACAAATTAAAAATCGTGATAATGATGTTTCTGTCAATAAAAGATTTATTGTTGGTATTGACCGTGCAAAAATGAGACTATATGATGTAGAGCAAGATGCTCAAAAAGATATACTTGACAGCGGTAAAGAAAATGAGTATAATGTCGAAGAAGAAAAAAAACCTAAAAAATCATTCGAGGGATTTAAATTCTAATGTCTATTATCGATACAAAAAAATATATTGAATTCGTTCGTGAAACTACAAGTCCTGCGAGTAGT